ATCCAGATCCTACGGATACGCCGAAGCCATCTACGTAAGTGCTGTTTAGATTTTGAATTAAAGTTGAAGTAGCCATGTTATTTTTGTTCCTTTATTTTAGATTATGGGTTTACTAGCATACCCTGTCCGCCTAGGAAATCAGCGACTAGCTGACACTTGACGTAAAGCTGTGCGCTTCTTGCGGTTGTACCAGAGACGTGCTCGAAAGGAGAAACTGCGAAGTCTGCATCCTTGTGGAATACTAGCTTGATACCCTCGTAATTTAGGAAGTAAGCTCCGAAAGGTACGGTACCATCAGCGGTTGAAACTACTGTTAGACCAGTTAGTGCAGGATCTGCCTCGACAGTTGCGCCAGCGTAAGCTAGAGACATTCTTCCACCGTCAAGTGTCTTCTCATTGATAAATCTTTCGTTTACAAACATTGCTGCTTTGTACTTAGCCATGAAATCTTCAGTACCGATGATGTGGCTGATGTCGCCCATTGGAGCTACAGAGTTTGCTCCGATGTAGATCTTGCTCATTGAGGCTAGACCGTTTGTTGCGAAAGAGGTACCACCACCTACGGTTGCGTACTGATTCTTCCAACCTGGAACTGGGAAAGTTGTCTTAGAAATACCACCAACAGTGTTATTCTGGTTGGTACCTGAAGGAAGATCTGCCTCTAGGAAACCTGTTGAAGAGATAGAACCGTTTAGTGTATTCATGCTGGTTAGGTAGGTTGAATTACCAACTAGAATCTGCTTGTTTAGCTCACGTCTCAACATGCCCATTACGGACTTCATTCTGGCTTCAACTATCTTGACAATAGCGTATTCTCCAGAATTCTCCATTTCCTCCTTTTTGGTAACCACTATGGGACTTGTGAAGTCTGCCCAGTCGTAAATTGCTGGCCTTAAAACGTCATTAACTGCTAGAGAGACAGGCTCATAACCTGTTGCTAGCTGTGTAATAGAGCTGTGCTCTTGGATGGATAGTGGTCTCTGAATTTTGATACCACCGGTTTCGGTCTCAATTCCCTTGGCTCTCTTTACGCCATCAAGAAAGGCAACCTTTTTGTATAGCTCGTCAACCTCAGCATCTCTTATGCTGTAAAGTGTTGAGGATAGTAAGTCATTGCTGATGCTCATGAAATTCTCCTTAATGAAAAAATTATTAAACTAAATTTTAGATGGTTAAACGTATCTGCACAATGCAGGTGTTTTATATCGTCCACTCAGTTTTAAATAAGGTGTTCATTATGAAGCTTATTTAGGCACGGGAGACGCTGCAGCCTATATAAGTAATATTTAGTCAAGTAAGTTAATAATTTAAGTGGAGGCCATTACAGGAATTCAACCTGTGACTTCCGCGTTACAAAGGCGGCGCTCTAGGCAACTGAGCTAAATGGCCGTAATGGTCGAAACAGTCAGACTTGAACTGACATCCACCTGTTTCCAAAACAGGGACTTTGCATTAAGCTATATCTCGATGGTGCGAGAAACAGGAATTGAACCTGCACGAGAATTATCTCTCCAGCTTCTAAGACTGGTGTGTCTACCATTTCCACCATTCTCGCTTATGTGGCAGATGAGGCTGGGCTCGAACCAACAACCTACGGAGTCAGAGTCCGTCGCTCTGCCAAAATTGAGCTACTCATCTAAAAAAGTGGTGGAGAATAAGGGACTTGAACCCTTAACATCCAGCTTGCAAAGCTGGCGCTCTTCCAGTTGAGCTAATTCCCCATTTCTATAACTTGACTACACTACACCACAGGCTCCCCTCCTAACCTATAGTGTATGTACTATACCTTACTTCATTCCCTGGGACTTCCAGTAGTTGTAGGCTTCTACTGCGCTCTTGAACTGAGGAGTTCCAGCTACAGGTGCTCTACTTCCACCGCTAGACTTTAGAGCTACTTCTTTTCTTGCATCTTTTGCAACTTTAGCTTTGGCTCTTTCAGCATCAACTGCTTCTGAACCTAGTTTAGCTTTGGTTATATAAAATGCATCTTCTAGCTTTAGCTCAGGACGTTCCTGCAAAAGTTTTACTATATTCTCCCTATAAGCAGGCTCTAACATCTCTGGGTTCTTGCTCTTAAAATTATCTAGGTCTAGTTTTCTTTGAGCAACTTCTAGTTCCTTTTGTGCAGGCTCTAACATTTCTTTTAACATTAAAGCAGCCTGACGCTTTATTTCAGACTTCATGCCATCCGCATCAAATAGGTCGTAAGTCTCGTCTGTATTTATATTCTGCAAACTTTTAGCAAGAGGACCATTTAAAACATAGTCATCTTTTCTTGCAAGTGTAGCCTTCTGCTCTTCTAGCTCTGCTCGCTGCTTAGCAATGGCTTGTGTTTTTCTTGTATAGTCGCTTCTTAAATTTGCAATATGCTTTCTTACATCTTCTGGGACATGCTTCATCCATTCTGATAATGGTTTCATACCAGTGTAATTTGCATCTTCCTTAAATTCAGCATAGTCTGCTTCGCTCATATTAAGCAGGTCGTCCACCGAAATATTACTGTTAACATCGGCTTCTGGAGCGACTGCTTCAGGACCAGCCGAGGTGTTGTCTACATTGTTGTCTACAGTCTCGCTATTTTCCATTTTATTTTCCTTATAGTTTTTTTTACATACGGCTCATCATCAAGCTTTCTGCATCAACTGGAGCTTCTTCTTCTCCAGTCATATTATACTCAGAAGCTTCAGATAAGTTTGTCTCAGACTTTGGCGCTTCTGATAGCCATTTCTTAAATTCTCTTAGCTTTGATAGCATCTCAAGCTTTCCAGCAATTGTGGTAAGAGAAGTGTCATCCTTAATACTTTCCATATCAATAGCCATCTCTGGTCCTACAATTTCATCTTTGATAGCATCATCAATTGCAGTTACAAACATTGCAAGTACGCGAACAAAGTCGGTTGGAAGAACTTTTATATCCTGAGAAAATGTAGGATAGTCTCCTGTCTGGCCAAATACAGGTAGAAGCTTGTTGGTAGCTTTTACAAGAGCATTTAAGCCCCTTGCAGTAAAGTTGCCTTTTGGAGCCATTGCAGCAAACTTCTCTTCATCCATTCCCTCCATTTCTGCAATGTCGCCTTCCATTTCTTTGCTTACAGGACTAGAAGCTTTGTTATCCATGCCCTGACCAGTTATGCTAATTTTAATTTCTTTCATGATATCTCCATTTTAAATTGTTATTTTGTCATCGAAAACTTTATCAAGCTCGCCACTTAGACATCTTTCTGGTGTGAAAGTCTCTGTCATGGCTCTAACCTTATCGCCACCATATTCTGCAATTTTGCTGTTGTACTCTGCTGTTAATGCATCCTGAGCAGCTTCTTTTTGCATTTTTTCTTGCATTTTATCTTCAAAGAAATGAGTTCCAAGTTCACTTTCTGAAACAAAGCCAGCTTTTGCTAATATCTTCTCTTCCTCACGCTTATTTGCAACCTTTTTTCCAAGCGCTTTTGAGAAGACACCTTGTCCGCTCAAACCAGCATTCCATCCGTCATTCCATAAAGTTGCAGTTTTTGCTGGTGCAGTTACAACTTTTTTCATAACTATATGGCATTCCTCACAAATAACTTCCATATCTCTTTGTGACATATGAAGGAATATTTCCTTGGAACCACCGCAGTTAGGGCACTTGCGCGCATAAATTGGCATAATTATTCTCCTTTTATCTTAATGCTTCTGCTAGAGCTTGAGCTGGCAGAACTTGCTCTGTTGGTCCACCTTCTAGCTGAGCTACATCTGCAGCACTAGGACCTGGTGCTGCTCCTGCTGGTGGAGCTACTTCTTCTACCTTTAAGAAGGTTTTATTTAGCTCATAAGCTCTGACTATCTCTTCTAGGATAGCTCTTTGTGAAACACCGAGTCCCTGTAGCGTAGGAATTAATGCCATTAAGTTTTGCTTTTTAATTGCATCTGATAGAGGAGTGCTTCCTTGGTCTAGAGCATTAATTCTAAATTTTCCTTCCATGTCATCTGGTGTAATAACTTTGCCCTCGCCATCAACTTCTAGAATTGCTTTCTCGCCTTCTTCACAAAGTAGAACCAACTGCCTTATATAGCAGGACACAATACTTTCTATAGCTGCATCTCTATCTCTAGCCATCTTACCAATTTCAGATGCAGAATATTGAGCTAAAGCTGTTATTTCTGTTGCTGTAGCTTTGGTTGCTTCACCTCTGGAGAATGGAGCAAGAATAGAACCTCTATTAATATCTGCCTCGATATAATTTAGATAAGTATTAAAATTGGAAGAAATAGGCTCAACAGGAATTGCTTTTATAATTCCATCCAAATTGTCATTATCGACAGCTATCATAGCGCCATCAATACCTGCAGTTACTTTTGCTAGAGCTTCTTCGTCTATAGCTCCTTCTTTATAAAGATACTGTCTGCTGTCTCTACGAACAGCATTTGCCCAATAAGTTCTGAGGATATTCTTCTCGTACATCTGGTCGTATACGCGGCTTACTGCGCTGATGCCTTCCATTGGTCTAGAAGGAGACCTTGCGAAGAATAAAGGAATAAGCGGAGTCATTGGCTTATCGTTATAAGTTCTGATAGGAATTTCAGACTTTAGCAAAAGCTTATCGCCAGACTGGTAATTAGGGCTCCAGTAATAAACTTCATTATGTATGATAGATAGAGTCAAGTTAGTATCTTTTTGCAACACCGATACCAACACCTGACTTTTGAATAGTTCTTGTAGCAATTGATGTTTTTACCCAGGCAGGCAAGAATGGAGTTGCACCAGCCTTAAGAGAAACTTTATCTAGACAGATGTAAGCTAGTGCAATAGCTATTGCACTGTCACCATGGCTTTGTAAACTTTCAGGAATTATAATTAGCCCCTTGTCGTTTACCTGTAGTGACCTTAGCTCTGATAAGGTAATGTTATCTAAAGCTCTTACATAGCCTTCTTGCAGCAAGCGTTTTATATTTTCAAACATTGCTGTTTTACTTTTGCCAGTTGTCTGCCAGTCTTTGCCATCTTCTTTCCATGTATTCCAAAAGCCTAGATGACTTAACTGTAATAGCACTACGTTGCCATAGTTATTGCTTTCTACCAAAGCCATTGCATTATTGTATTTCAAAGAAAGTTCTTGTATTTTTGATGCTAATGCTACAGGTGTAATTGTGTTGCTACGATAAATAGCAACCTGAGACATTGTAGTTTTACTTACAACTTGAATTACACTATAGTCTCTGCCAACACCAGCAGCAACGTCAACACCTATAGCGTAAGCATCACCTTTAGATGGCTGCTCTAAAACTACCATCTCTGCTGGCTCGACTCTTATAATTGCGCAGTCTTTAATATCATCTTCTTTTAGATATGTATTGCCAGTAGCTGCATATGCGTCCTCTAAAGTTGCAGGATATTCTCTTCTAAACTTCTCAGCCCCGAGTTTTACAACCTGGCGCTTTCTCCATGTTAGCTGCTCAATATCTAGGTTATGTTTAGTTGCTAGCTCTTGCTCCCCTTCGCTAAAGACTTCATCACCAGTTGGAGTTAGTCTATATTCTTCATGTTCATACCATGGAAAAAATAGAAAGTTCCAAGGATATTCTCCTCGTTCAGCTTTGAAAATTTCCTGATGTAAAGCATCATTATAATGACTAGCTGTACTTTCTATTATAAGCTGCCCGTTATTAAGGGCACCCTGAGCTGTAGCTTTTAGCTCTTCTGGGTCTGGAGAGAAAGCATATTCTGACATATGCAGCATGTTGCAGGTAAAGCTTCTTAGACCACCTTCACCACCTGCGCTTACTGCTATAACTTCAGCACCAGTGTCTGCAAATTTCATAACAGTTTTATTATCAACTTCTAGTGGGCGTTTCAAAACAGTTGGAAGGTTATCATAAAAGGTTTTATGCATCTTTAAGAGCCTTTTGCTGCTTTCTAGCTTATGGCTTAATATTGCAATGGTTATTGGCTGAATAGAACTATATGCTTTCCAGAACAAAAATGCAGAAACAACTGTAGATGAACCTATCTGCCTTCCTTTAGCTATCAAAACATCGCCGCCACTTTCTAGCGCTTTTATTATTTTGACTTGTTCCCTATTGAGTTTTAAAGTTACAAGCTTTCCATTCTTATCTATTATTTTAAGCTTTTGAATAAAACGAACTGCATTTTTGATGATATGTGAGACATCAGTCATCTAACCATTCCTTCAAGTCATCATCAACTGCTATAGCTGCTACTGGTTCATCCAAACAAGTTTTGTTATAGCGTTGCAATAACATGCTTAGGTCCATTAGTTTTATTTCGCCATCAGCATATTTTTTAATGCCTTCAAGAAGCAGAATTTTTTCCTGCGTTCTTCCATTTGTTTTTGAAACTTCCTTTCTAAGTTTTGCTATGTAATTTACTGGCCTTGGCAACTTGACTTCTCCTAATGGTACATTTTTGGAACATTATCAGTACATCTATATATTATGCATTGGTCAAGTTACTTTTACAGAAATGTTCCAAACACCTTTGTTGTATACTTTGGTGGCTATTATCTTTGTAATTTGGCTGTCATTAGTATAAACTATGCCTTCCATAACATCGCACAAAATATCTAAGCAGTTCTGGATGTCCCTAGCTCTTTTATCGCCAAATGTAAAGCACACCTCAAGGGTCAGGTCTCCCACCATTAATGCCATGCCATTAGCAGCGTGTATTATTTCAGCTTTTAGAAAGGCTTCATATTTTACAACCTGTCCTGTCTTTATCATCCTTGACTTATATGCCCTCATGTTGTTTTTTTTGTTTAGCGCTTTAGCCATTATAGAGGTTTGAAACATTTTTTCTCCAAAAAAAACGCTACCAGTGGAGGCTGGTAGCGTCTTGGTTGCACACAAACTATCGAATACTGAGTCAAATAAGTATAAACAATTTTGTTGTTTATTTCGTCAGGCAACAACATCGTCGCTGACATATATATCATACTACAACTATATGGCAAAAGCTAACCACCTGGCAAATAATTTTATGCGACGAGAATAGGCACCAGCACTGCATCAAGTACCTAAATACCATAGGAAGGAAGGTATAAGGGAGGAAGGAAGGAGGAGGTGGAGGGCATAAGGAGGCATTGCTAGTCAAGTTATAAAACTAGGGGTAGGCCCTTCAAAAAAATGGAAGGGCCTATTCCTCCTATATCCATCCCAGGGAGGAGGTAGAGGAGGAGGCCTACCCTGTCTTGCTAGTCAAGTTATAGAAGTAGGGCTAGAACCCCCGTGGAAAAAAAAGTTAGAATTGTTCTGAAATTTTACTTGACTTCTGCTAATATCCGCGCATATTGTATACGTGGTGGCCGCGGTGGCCCAAGCGTTGGAGGACGAAATGAACTGGGATAATTATTACCACGATGGCGCAGATGAAATAAACCAAGGCGATGATGGCAATTATGATATTGATGACGACTATATTGTATTTGACTTTGCAAAGTATTTGATAGATAATAACATTACTATCGACTGGCTAAACCCTGACGCTTATATAAGCCGTGATGAAGCAGAAAGAAAATTTAATAATGATGAATGGCATATAAGCAAGGTATATCCTGCTGACTTGATAGGCAAACCAGAGAAGTATTTCTTTGAAAGAATATTCAAAGCAATAAGCTTTAAAACTGGCGAGGCTAAGGTCTGCTATATAAAAATAGCAGACGAATATGAATTTAAATATAAGACAATACGTGGCCAATTTAAAAAATGGGAACACGCTTTATATACTTTCATCTATCATGAAAAAGATAGTATAGACTGGATGGATGAACCAATATGGAAAGACAGTCTTACTGCAGAAGGTTCTCCAGCAGACACTATTTGCATACGCTCTATTCCACAAGAAGATGAAAAACATACTTTTGCACCTTTAGAATTCGGGAAAAAATATGACCGCATAGCACACATAGATAAAAATGACCTAGAATACTTGATAGAAGCGGGGGCTATTTCGCTTTTTGAGCTAGATAATTTTGGATACGTTAGTTAACGAATTCTATATAGATGGAAGGATATTGAATGCAAGATAACAATATATTTCGCGTAAGAAAAGTTCGCAATATTCAAAAGTGGCGCATTAACGAGCATCGCAATGAGGAAATAATATTTGGAGACATTCTCTTTGACTCCAAAGAAGAAGCTTGTAAAGCGGCAGCTGAAGCTAACGCATTTGAAATTATAGATAATTTTATTAGAAGCGACGGCAGTTGCAAAAAAATTAACTGGCTTGGAAAGTTCACAACTTG